CTCCCCGTGCGCTCGTAGCGCCCGGCCATCGTCGTGCTATCGGCCTCGTAGCGCCGGCGCAGTTCGGCGGCCCACGCCGCGCGCTCGGCCGGATCGGTAGGAGGGCTGGCCGCCAGGCAGGCGCAGCACGGGCAGCCCGGCTGGGGCACGACCCCGTCGAACGCGCCCGTGTTCCAGGCGCCGTACGAGGCGCGGGCGGTGGCGGTCATGCGACCTCCCCTGCCTCGGCGTGGTCGAGCAGCGGCAGGCCCATCGCGCGGCGGACGGCCCTCGCTATCGCCCGCCCGAGCGGCAGGGGCACACCGTTGCCGACGACGTGATGCTTCCCCGTCGCCGTGAACGGTGCTTCCGACAAGAAGTCCGGCGGCAACCCCTGGAGACGCAGGGCTTCCGAAAACCGTTGATCCTTCTTGCGGTTGATCTTGCCGCCCCCGGTACTTGCGGTCACCGCCGGCGCCCATCGCTGCGATTCGAAGATCGCCACATCGGGGTGCAACATCGTTCCGTTCGTCGTCCCGAACGAAAACACACGGCAGCGATCTTGCTCGCCGCCGATCCAGCGATTATTGAGCTTCACCTGAACGACGGCGTACCCCTGAACATGGGGCTTCGGGGCTTCGGGGACTTCTTCCATCACGAACCACGACGGGTCCGCTTCGGCGACGATGCGCTCGAATTCTGGGATCAGATTATGGTGGCGCGGTTCGTAACCATTCGCCCGGACCATATGAACCAGTCTGCTGAACGGCTGGCATGGCGGCCCCCCGATCACGCCGTCGAACACGCCGGCCGGCGACGAGAAGCGCCGCACGTCGCCACCCCACAGCACATCAGGGCCGCGCACCACCGTGAACCCTTCTTCCTCGAATGCCCGGTCAAATAAACCGATGCCCGGGAAGAGCGAGAGGACCAGCTCGCCGCTCACGCCCCCTCCCCCGCCGCGCGCTGCGCGGCCGTCAGTCCGCAGCCGGTGCAGGCCACCTCGGCCGCGCCGCCCTTGCGGACGATCCGCAGTTCGGCATTGCACCCGAACAGCTCACACGCCCTGAGCGCGGCACGGCGGCTCGTGGCGCGCGTGACGGTGGCGATGGACGGGGTCTTCGCGCGGCCGGACGTGGCGCGCCGGTGGGCGGGGTCGTGGCCGGCGGCGGTCATGCGTCATCCTCCCCGTCCTCGAACTCGAACTCCGGCGCGGGAATGAACGCGGTCGGCTTGGCCAGGTACGGCTTGCACTCATACGGGTGCGTCACTCCCAGACATCTGAGCGAGCGGCAAATCCCGCATCGCTCCCACGCGCACACGGACGGCGCCGTGAGGGCCGAGTACGGCTCCCATGCATGCCCCTCGGGCCAGTCGGTCGGGGCGTCGAACGCGGGGACGATGGGGGTGGTCATCGCTTGAACCCTCGCTTGAAGTTGATCCGCATCGAGTCCGCCGTCCTCGGCTTCTCGCGAGCCTCCGTCTGCCACCGATAGAGCGCCAGGGCCGCGCGGAAGGCGTGCTGGTCGTACATCAAGCGCTCGGGCGGGAGCTCGTGGACGTGGAGCTTCCCCGGCTCCGTCTTGGGCAGGCGCACGATCACGCGACGGGCGCACTCGACCCCCTCCTCGGCCAGCGCCAGCGCGTAGGCCGCCGTCTGCAATCCCCACTCGTGCAGGCCGAAATCGGTGTTCGCGGTCTTGATGTCCAGCACGACCGGGGCATCGTCGCCGTGCAGGACGGCCACGAGATCGACCGTGCCCGCGAAGCCGTGCGTGCGCGAGATCACGAGCTTCTCGGCGTGCAGGACGGCCGCGACGTGCTCGCGCAGCCAGCGGCGGTAGGCCAGGAAGAACGGCGCCACCTCGGGCGTCAGCTCGTCCGGCTCCTGGCCGAGGTTGAGCAGTTCGCACAGCTTGTGGACGGCCGTGCCGATACCGGCCGCCTCGCGCCCGATGCGGTCGGCCTCGTCGTTGCCGAGGCGCGCGCGCCAGGCGTTCAATCCAGGGCGGTTTATTACGCCGAGTACTGTAGTGACACTGACGAGGCGCTCGCCGTCTACTTTGTAGAATCTGCCGGTCATACGTGCGCCCTCACCATGTCTGCATCATTCCTTCTCCGATTCTCAATCGACGACAGTTCACCGAAGCATGACGAACACAACGCAATTCGGAGCTTGAACCAGTGCCAGGCTCGCTCGTCGCACACCGCGCACGTCGTGTGCTCCGGCAGGCCACGGAAGAACGACCCGTGCTCGTCCTCGCCGAGGTAGAGGTCCGCGAAGGACGGTGGCGGGGCGTCATCGGCGTTCGGGTGGCCGTGGGTGCGCCCGCATGCCACCACGGCACACGGCTCGATGTTGAGCGGGCCGAAGCAGTAGAGCTCGACGGTGCGCGGGCCGGCGACGTGATGGCGTGACCGTTCGCATTCGACCGAGCACCAGGCCGGGGGTGGCCGCCAGCCCTTAGCCATTGGGATGTCCGTCGCGCGCTTGGAACCATTCCTCCGCCCTAGGCCAGGCCCCGCCGTTGAGGCCTAGGGCGGAGGTGGTTCCGTTGGCGGACGTTTGGCGGTCGAGAACATGATTTTCCCAAAACGTCCGCCACCATAGATTCCCGTAGGGAGTACGTGGCGGACGTTTGTGGCGGACATAATGTCCGCCAAATTCGGTGGCGGACGTTTGGCGGATGTGGCGGACATTCATGCTATGCACCCGTCTCACTGGCCCAATAGAAACTGTCTCGGCCGATCTTCACGCGGTCGATCTCTTCGTCACTGACGAGTCCGGCGATGGCCCGTTCGATCACTCGCTCCGACATCCCGCGCGTCTTTCCGAACGCGACGACATCCTGTTTCGACTGCTTGCCGTTGTCGATAAGGAAGCGGAGGATCACATCCTTGTTGATGTCCGCGACCGTGGCCCCGGTCGCGGCGGCCCCCTGGAAGACGATGCGGACGCCGCCGTCAGGGTCGCGTTCTCGCATCAGTCCGAACGCCGGCAACTCGGGCATGGCTCGGCATTTGTCGTGCTCGAAGATCCCGCGCGGATTGCCAGTTTTCCCGCGCAGGTACCAGAATTCATCGAGCTGTCCTTTGAGATCAGACGCGCCGCGCAGCATCGATCCGGGGTCATTTGGGGCGTCTTTTGACGCCTTACGGAGGTGGTGAGCGAACCCTAATCCGCACCCGACGCTGCGCTTGAACGGCTTGATATTCTCCTCGAAAAGACCTGCTATTTCGCTGTTGTCGTTCTCGGGGCGACGGTGGACGCGCGCCAACGTGTCGCACAGGACGATGTCGGGACGGAACGCCAGGGCGGCTTCGTGGAGCGCGTCCAGGGCTCGCGCATCGTCGAAGCTGAATCCCTGGTCCTGGTAGATGCGGATGTTCTGGTCGAACACCTCGCGAGCGAACCACAGCGGGTCGATATTCGCTCCGCGCAGCAGGGCCGCCCATCGTTGGCGCAGCAGCCAGAGCGATGACTCCTCATCGACCAGGAGGATTTTGAGCGGGCGGGCCATCTGGAAATGACCGAACCACGGCACGCCCATTGCCGCCGATCGGATCAGATCAGCCAGGAGCCACGTCTTGCCGGCGCCGCTATCGGCGCCGAGGATGAACGTTTCGCGCTCGGCAAGCAGGCCACCGGGCGTCTCTCCGTACTCATCAGGTGGCGCGCTAATGAGCCACGGGATCTCGGGTTGTTCGCCGAGCAGCACCTCATCGGACGTGAGCGCCACGAGGCGCGGCAACGCCTTCGCCTCGGGCATCTTGGCGGGTTCGCCTTCGTCGTCATGCACCGCCGCCCGAGTCTCCGCAAGTCGAATCCGCATGCCGAGGCTCTGGCCCGGCGGGGTGTAGAACTCGCGTGCTTCGTCAACGACCTTCGCGACGGTGTGCTGGCCGTACGTCTCTCCGCTGCTGTAATGCACCTCGTCCCACTTCGGGCGGTACAGGCCCGAGTTGCGGAACAGGCTGTCGATGCGAGCCGAGTCGCCGCCCGTCCAGAACGCCAGCATCCCGCACAAGGCAAGGTCGGCCTCGCTGCCCGATGCCTGGTCGGACGTGTTGCCATCCCAAAGGCGAGAGAACTTCTCCCCGTTCGCGGCGCTGCGCGCCTTGACGACCAACTCGGCGTCGGCGATGTCTACCGGACGCGGCGCCTGGCGTTCGGGCTGGACGGCCTTTGTCGGCTCGGGCCACACGTCGCGGTGAACGCGACGGAGGGCAAGATCCCGCTCCTCAACGGTTAGTGGCGTGTCATCGAGATGACGCCCCGTGACGGTGAGGTAGCGCCCGCTCTCGTACATCTCGACATTGCCGCGCTTGCGTCCACCCTCGGGGAGTCGGCCGCGCACGAAGATGCGCAGGCCCTCGTTCGACGGGGTGATCTCGGTATAGCTGTCGAGCGCATCCACGATGGCGCGCGCCCACGGCTCGATCTTGCCCGTCTGGTCGTCTCGGCAGTGGTCCAGGTCGATGCCGACGAAGTCGTCCGCGCTCGTGACCACGAGGCCGACGCCATCGGTCCAGTCGTTGTCGCGGTGATAGAGCAGGGCGTCGGCGAAGGTGCTCCACGTCTCGGGATCGGTGCTTGAGGCGTTCCGCCCGTCGTGCGGGTTGTAGGGCACCTTCGTGCGCTTGCCATCGCGCGTCTCGTATTTCCACACGACCCATTGGTCGGCGGATCGGAGCGCACGGGGGATCGCGCTGATGCTTACGAGCGCGGTCGCCATTGACCGGTCTCTCCGTGCTCGAACCGCGCGCCGCGCGCCGCCATGATCGCCCGTTCAGCATCGCGGCACATCTCTTCGCCGCCACCAGGCGCCCAGAACCACCGACGCTCACTGTGGAGATACTGAGATTCCAGAAGGACGTTGGTGAGAAATGGGTGAGGTTCGTGCGGGGCATCTGGAATGCCGGCGTACCGGCACCAATCCCACCCCTGACATACCTCGATCACGTCGTACGCTTGCCACGACGGTGTACCCACCAGCAGGAGGACGGGGTTGCCGGTTGCAAGGGCGAGGGCTTCGCATTTGCCCATCTCGGTCGCGTTGAGCGTCTCGGGCTTCACCTCGGCCCACATGTTCACCGTAGAGAGCCAGAAGTCGGGCAAGTATTTCCCCGCTTGCCCGAGGTCAAATCCTTCCTTCTCGAATTCCCACTCGCACCCGAGCGCGTCGAAGTAGATCCCCCAACGAGCTTCGAGCCGCGAGCGCATCCGATAGCCCTTGTACGGAGTCTCGATGGCCTTGATGGTCGTCACCACATGCGCCTCCCTGCGTCTCTTCTCTGGAGCCCCGCCCCGGTCGCGAACCGGGTGACCGCCCGAGGCGGATGCGGGGCCGCGACCTACGCCTCCGCGATGGCCGTACGGATCGCCTTGAGCGCATCCATGAGCTCGCCCACGGACAGGAGCGACAGGTCCATCGCGCGCGTCGCCCGCACGTCGATGCCGAGCACCTCGGCCTTGCGCAGCTCGCGCTCGATGGCCGACATGGCCGTCCCGCGCTCGCTGTCGTCCACCGGCTCGGCGGTGGCGGGCTTCTCCTGCGCCACCTGGGGGCCATGCATGATGGCCTCGGCGGTCACGCGGAAGGGCTGCGCGCTGCCCTCCACGATCCGCTCTTTTTTCGAGCCCGCGTTCTTGCCGCGGGTCAGCGTCTTGTGGGTCAGGTACGCGCGGAACGAGCGGCCGTACAGCTCGCCGTCGTCGGGCGGGGCGTCGCCCTTGGCGAGCGTGCGCCCGCTCAGGAGCTGTGCCCATTCGTGTTGCTTGGAGCCGAGGTTCACGTCAACGTCGGTGTACTCCCAGTGCGTGAGCTCGTCGTGGTTGGCTTTGAGGATGTAGTCGGTCGGCGTCTCCGCCTTGCTCAGGTAGAACTTCCAAATCAGCGCATCGCCGTACTGCCCGCCGCTGGACTCCTCGATCTCGCTCAGCGTGAAGACCCACTCACCCTGCGGGACCAGCTCGAACGTGCGTTCCTGGACTGCGCCTAGCACTCCCACGTAATCCTGCCTTCATGTCTCGAATGGGGCTCAACGGCCCGTGTGTGGCGCTACGAGGTCGGATCGGAGCTGGTATCACCCCCTCTCGCGTGTTCTCTCTGCGCTCATCCCGCCACCTCCAGCGGCAGCGCGGCCGTGACGTAGGGCGTCCCGTCAGACGCTCGGATCGGCTCGTCGGCGGCGGTCGGCGGGGTGTCGTCGAATGCCGAGAACAGGTCGATCACCTTCGGCGCATCCGTTGCCGTTTCGCTAAGCACGCGCCGGCAATGCTTGACCGCGACGGCGTGATAGCTCTCCTTGAGCTCGAAGCCAACCGCCCGCCGCCCCTGTTCGAGGGCCACGTAGGGCGTGGTGCCTATCCCGGTGAACGGATCGAGTACGAGGTCGCCGGGATTGGTGTACAGGCGTACCAGGCGACGGATCACTTCGAGCTGGAGGGGGCAGACGTGCTTCTCGTCGTCCTCGTCGCCCGCCTTCTTCCACCCTTGCAGCACGTCCGTCTCGCGGATGTCGCCCCACACGCCGCTGGCGAACTTGATCCATTCCTCGCGCGCGAGCCAGCCGTCCGGATTCTTCACCGCGTCGTAGAGACACGGGACGGGCACCCCGTCGCCCGGCGCGCGAAAGAGCATGATGTAGTCGTTGACGGCGGGCGCCAGCGCCCGCGCGTCGCGCATGCCCGTGACGAAGAGCAGGCTATGCAGCTTCTGGCGTTGTGCGATGGCCTGCGGGTTCTTCGGGATGACCACCTCGCCCGTCCAGGCGAAGCCGCCGGCCGTGAAGAGGTCCACCACCGCGCCACGGAAGTCGCGCCGGCCCATCACGCCATGCTGCACCTTGGTGGTCAGGAGCTGCTGAATGTGGATCGCGGCGATGCTGCCGGGCGCCAAGGTCCGCAGCATCTGCTCGATCGCGAACCGCATGTGCAGGCCGAAGTGGGTAGATCGCGAATCGACGCCATCGTCCCAGGAGTTGCCTACGTCCTCCGATTTGCCGGAATACATAAACAGGTTGCTGAACGGGATCGACGTGACGATCAAGTTGACCGACCCCGGCGCGATGCGCTCGGCCATGCCGGCGATGCAATCCTGGTTGAAGATCTCGAAGGTCATGCCCCTGCCTCTCGGAGAGCCTCGCGGTAGAACCGCTCTTGCAGTGCGGTGTCCGCGTCGAAGAGCGCTTGCTTTCGGCGCACGTTGCCGAAGACGGTCCCCTCCAATTCGGGGATGACGGGGATATGCACCCGCACCGTCTCGGTCTGGCCGTAGCGGTACGCCCGCCTCACCGCCTGGTACATTCGCTCGAAGGAGTCGTCGAACCCGCTGAACACCATGCTCCGGCAGTTCTGGAAGTTCAGGCCGTAGCCCAAGAGTTGCGCCTTGCTGATGAGCACGCGCAGCTCGCCCGACTTGAATCGCGCGATAATCTCGGCGCGCTGCGTCTCGGTCTGCGCGCCGCTCAGCGTGGCCGCGTCGATGCCTTCGGGGAGGTGCTCGACGACGATGTCGCCCTCTTCATCGAACACGGTCCACACGAGTACCTGTCGGCCGTCCGCGACATCCTCGGCCACGAGCCGCGCCACGACGGCCGGCTTCTCGGACGGGATGCGCGCCACCTGTCGCGTGCCGGTGGACGAGTCGTAGAGGAAACCCTTCGCGAGCTGGGAGAGCTTCGACCGCTCGGTCAGCGTTAGGCGGTCATCCGCGAACATGCCGCCCTTCGCGCCGATGAAGCCGTACATCAGATCGCGCTGCGCGTCGGTGATCGGCACGTCGTACTCGCGGACGTCCGGCGGCGGCAGGGTGGCGAGGATGTCCGCGAAGCCGAAGCGTGACGGGTCGCGGACGTACACACTCCATGTCGCCATGAACCGATAGAACGCCTCGCGGGCATGCGGCTTGACTCGCCAGTTGCCCGTCTTGTCGCGGACGAAATAGGTCCACAGTATCTCGCCCTCCGTGCGCAGCTTTTCCAAGAAGCTGGCCTGCGAGGCGTATTCCATCGTGTCGTTCGGCGCCGGCGTGGCGGTGGCCGAGAGCTTGTACTCGATGCCACGCGCCGACTTGATGAGGTTCCACTTGATCACACCGCCGCCGGTCTTGAGGCGGCTCGACTCGTCGTAGACCAGCCCGCCCAGGTGGCGCAGTTCGGGCATGACGCCGGCGATGAACTTGTCATCGTTCGTGATCCCGAGCTCGCATCCCGGATCGGTCAGCCATGCGATCAGCGCGTCTCGCGTCTCCAGGCGGATGATCGGCAGTCGCTCGCCGTAGAAGGCGGTTGCCATCTCGATCATTTGGGGGATAACCTGGAGCGGCGTCAGGATGAGCACCTTCGCGCCGGTCGCGGCCAGGACGTGCCGTGCATACTCCAACTCGATGGCCGTTTTGCCGAGACCGGTGTCACACCAGGCGGCAAATCGCTTCGCTCGCAAGGCCATCTCGACGATCCACCGCTGGTAGTCGAACAGGTGTGTGGCGAGGTCGATCGGCTCGCGCTCGATAGCGGCAACGTTCGCCCCGAGCTGGTCGGCGAACCGCGCCGGTGTCGTGAGGGTGTAGCGGTCCGTTCGCCAGTCGTACGCGACGCGGCTTTCCGGCAGTCCCTTGGCGCGCAAGAACAGCTCGTAAGACACGAGGTCGAAGCGATCGAACGTCGCGACCGCAAGTTGGCCTTCGATGCGGATGGCGCTCACGGCCGCACCCTCCCCACGAGCGCCGCGTCGTGGACGCCGAGCCAGGCGCCGAGCGCCCCCACGAGCGCCCAGATCAGCAGCGTCACCAGCAGCACGACCAGCCCCTCCGCGATGTCGCGGCTCACGAGA